CTCATTCCTTAGCAGGAGTAGGTTGCCCTTTGATGCGTCCTTGTATATGTTTGTGTTACGTGTGCTCGCCTCCACTATCTCAAAGTTAGCCAACTTCTCAGGCTCTAGTATAGCCGTGTGGAAGTAGCTACCCTGTAGCATAGGAACTGTAGGCTCCTGCTTCACCTTAAACATCTTAGGGTTACTTAACAGTACACCCACCGCGCTATTACTTAGGAACTGTGATCCATACTCTCCGTAGTAGTCCTTGTCATTTCTTAATTTTTCTAACATCTTTTATTTTTTTATAGGCTCTGTAGTCCAGAACCATCCATTATTTATCCACTGATTGATTAATCTTATTTGCCAAGAGAAGAAGAAGGCTGTTGGGTATACCCTGTGTCTTGCAAAGAATGATTTTTCAGAGTTTATCACCCTCCAAAACTCGTTCAGAGTCTCTATCTTCTTGACTAGTTTAAAGTTTCCGCTCTTAACTATAAGCCCACTAGATAACATACTTGCCTAGTTCTTTTTTAACTACGGTTGATATAACATACTTTGCCTGTAAATTCTTAACTATAACAGCTAAGCCTAACTGCTTGTTGTCGCTTATGTACTTCAGTACTCGATCCCAATTCGGATCACCTATCTTCAATTCTATCGGGCCTGTAGGCTTCATTTCCTTTGACGTGGATACCAAGTCTTCACCTGAGTACAAAGAAATACCGAGTCCGTGAAGTGCAATTGCTTTTGTAGTACTTCTCTGAATTGTTTTATTAATATCCATCGATGTAAGTTTATCAATGTTTATTGATTGATTTTTAAAATCCATCGCAGGAAGATAGTCGATGTGTTCAACACCTTCAACTGTAACACCTACTTTTACATAGGCAGTTCTTCCATCTGTAAAATAGTTTAAACCTGTTGAAGGATCTTCATATACAGTTCTTTGAATGTCAGGATAGTGTTGCTTTACTATACTCCATGCATGGCTCCATGATAGGTAACTTTGATTACCTTTTTTCTCGACCTTTGATTTAATGTCAATCTCTGACAACTTTTTAAATACACTCATTGTTTGTTGATTTAATTATTAATTTTGTTTCCATGTTTTATTTTTAAAATGTTTGTATACTTATCCATCAGGTTCACTCTCATAGCTTTCAGATACTGATAATGCTTCTGATTGTTCCTGTTACCTATCTCATCCCGTATGCTACGGATGATTGTATTCAGTGATCTCCTGTAGTTTGACAGGCACACCTCGTAGCACCCCTTCTCAAATCCTACGCTGTAGAAAACCTCATACTCTGCCTCTGACACCTCCTGATAGAAGTCTCCGTTTAACTTTGTATTTAAAATCTTAATGTCTCCGTCCGTATTTTCAATCTTTATTCCCTTGAATATCATTGACTTATACTGCGGTGTGTTTAGCCTTGTGGCTGGGTGGAACTTAGTTGCCTGACTCCAAATTAACTCTTTCATCCTCTAGTCTTTTTAAAAATTGTTCTTCTCCATCATCTCCTGACAATAGGTAATCTATTCTGTGCATATATACATACGCTAACTTTATTATCTCGGATCCTCTTTTAAACTCCTCGATCACCTCTTCAGGATACTCGTGATGGTTTAGTTCCTCGGGGTACTTCTCGTACCAATCATCACCATACCAACTCTCTTCTTTCTTCTCTTCTTCTGTCTTAGGTTGGCCGTTCTTTTCAACTAGCCTGTCTATATCTTCATACACATCTCTAAGTCTGTGTTGCCCGTAATCCCAATGTCCTCCACTCATATCTTATTTCTTTTAAAATTGTTCAAACCATTCTTCAATATCAATTCTTTTATTATTATTTAAAAAATATCCTATTTGTAGGCATTTTAAAATATCAATCACTTCTTCCTCACTATACATTTTTTCTTGTAGTGCTAACAATTCTTTCCAGCAATCCCTTGTAGCTAATGCTTTGTAAGCGTATTTTCTATTATTAAGAGGATGATCTTTGTATCTTTCAGCAAGATCTTCATAATCATGTTGACGTTTCTGCCATTGAGCTATCAATAATTCTACTTCTTTCATCTTATTTGTTTTTAAAATTAGCGTTTTTAATAGTTTGCATTTCCACTTCGTCTAATAAACTTGTCATAGCAAATTCGTAATTATGATGATGCCAGGCAATTTCTAATCCAGAGGATAATACAAATGGTTTCCATTTCTTTTTTAATCCAAATAAAGACCATTTTATATCTTCAACTTCAACTATATATCCTTTTGCTTTTTTAAGTATTCTGTATTTTGCTGTCATCTTATTTATTTTCATTTATAATAATCACGAACATAAAAATTATTAAAACTATAATATCCATAATTTATTTCTTTTTATTTCGTTCAAACCATTATTTAATTCTTAAAGGAAATACTCCTTCTTTGTTTTGCCTTTGAATTTCAACCGCAAAATGTGTTAATTTATTAAGAACTTCTTCCTCACTATAACTTCTTTCTTGTTGTTTTAACTCATATTCTTCTTTGGCTTTAAGATAACCTTCTCTTGAAGATTTTAAATCATCCATAGATAAAGTAAATTGATTATAAGTTTTTTGTTGCCATTTAGCACCATCTTCAAATATTAATCTATCTCCTATATTTTGAAATTTTCTTTCAGCAACTTCTTCAAGTGTTTCTTTTTTAGGTTCTTCTGGTCCACAGTCACAAGTTGTAGTATGCCCACAGTAACATTTTGTTTTAATTTCTTCTTTTGGAATGATGATTTCATACTTTTTAGAGTGACATATTATTGAATCATCAAATCCAAAAATAAAGGTTTCAACTTCCTCGCAACTTGGATTCTTAACAAACCATTCTAAAAAATCATCATCAATAGCTTGTACGCCATCTTTGATTAAGTCTTGGTCTGTTGTTAGGATTATTTTATTTTTAATAAAACTTCCATTTTTAGAATTAGCTATTATTGTCTGTGATTCAGTTTGACATTTAATTATTTGAGTATTTGTCTTTTCAAAATTTATTTGAATTACCCAATCTCCTTCTTTAATATCTTCATCATTAGTGATGTAGATGTGTTGGTTTTGAGTTCCACTCCCAAAGTTTTCTGTAAACTCTGGATTATTAGAAGTAATACCCAATTTATTATTTGACTTAATCAAGTAAACCCTACTTGGTTTATCTGTTGTTAATATGTGTATGTTTTTCATAGTTGTTGTTTAAAGATTACAAAATAATACGAATTACCGTTCTTGTCCTCAACCCTGTAGTCGTCTATAGTCTGGGCATCATTCCAACCTAGCGTGGACTTAATTGTGAAGTTCTTTGTCTCGCAGGTCTGCTCGATCCAACTGCGAGCCTCCTCTTCTCTTAGGAACGCCAAACAAAAAGGGGTCACGTTTATCTCAACTCCCTTGTACAGTACATTATATACTTCCATAAATTAAAAATTAAAGTTAGTAGTCAGGACAGGAATCGAACCTGATATCTCCCTTACGATCGGTGCGTCTCCAATACGCCACCTGACTGTTTGTCTGTCTCTCCAGACTGTCAAGAATGTATATATTTTCGGAATTATGATTACATTGCCACCTGATTTCCGTTTTGACTCACGCATATACACGGCCTACATTGTATCTTTTACAAGGAACCCTTAAATCAGATGGCGCTTATCTCTTCCAAAACTTCCACCTCTTTCGGCTTCAATTTTCTGAACCTTGATGACTTAAACATCGGCTCTATAACCTTATCAATTAACCTAAAGTACTTAGGCACGTTAGTAACTTCCTCTAGTAACACTCCAACTGCTCCGAAGTCGTGCTCTTGGATCGATCTTATTGTGTACTTGTCTCCCTCGACTACCCAATTAGGTATGTCTACGGATAACTCATCACACGTGTGCGGTAACTTACTTGAATCAACGCACACTACATAGTCTCCGACCTGCACTAGAACAGCTGTTTTATTCTATCAGAACTCATTCCAAGCACGTGATTTATGGCGTTGTCCACCAACTCATCTGTGTCTAGTATTCTGAACAAGACCTGAATCTTACTGTGCGTCAGTTCCCTTCCACGTGCAAACTCTTTCACTCTCATCAGTCTGTCGGTAAACTCTGCGTTATCCTCCAATGTTATGGCCTCGCCATTGCGCGTCCACCTTCCGTTAATTATCTCCATGTAGTTTATTCTTTTTAGTTAGTAAATCTGTCTCGTGTGTCCCTGATACACAGCAGTCTGAAGGACAAACCTCTGCACACTGTGGTCTGCCATAGAACCCAACGCACTCTGTACACTTCTCCTCTACTATGTAGAACACGTCACTAGATCGTGGCTCTTGAGGTGTGCTGTCCGTTAGACTTGTTCCGTCACTCCATCTCCAATCTGTATCGGGCTCGTATATCGCGTTGTTCGGACATACGGGCTCGCACAGTCCACAGTTTATGCAGTCGTCTGTTATTCTTATTGCCATATCTTTATTAGTTTATTATTTACATCGTATAACGATGTTAACTCATACTCCTTATCTATTCCATCTAGTATTTCCTGTAGGTTACCCATTCTAAATACATCGTTAAATGTTCTGAATGAATAGTCAATACCTCCTTTTTCCAAATAGTAATTATAGAACCAATTGATGTCGTACTGACCCTTGTTTCTCATTATGATATACTCCTCTTTCATATAATAGTTTTACCTAATAATTGTTCGTCTTCTCCCAGATACCGTCTTTTAATATATTTCCATTCTGTAGCGTGAGGGTGTTGTTTTTCAAATATTAGCACACCCTCTTCTCCAAAGTCTCCCTTGTACCATTGTTTTAACTCTAAGCTAAAGAAGTTAGGGTCTAGCCTTAAAATTCTTGCGTATTCTTCTCTTGTGATTTCCATCTTACTTGTTTTTTCTATTTGTCTTTCTAATTCTTCAATTTCTTTGGAATAATCGGGTTTTAGTCGGTATTTATGACAACAATCCATCCACTTTTCTTCATCGGTATTGAACCATTGCAACTCGCTTCCTTTAAAAATCTTTTCTGTTTCAATTCCACAAGCTTCGAGGAATACTTTCTCGTCCCATACATCAATTATATTATCTGTACATGCCGTTGCAAAATATAGCGATAGGTTCGTGGTCTTGTCTCCACGGTAGCAGTTCACTAGGTAGTCACCGTCCTTAAACGGTGTCACCTTCTCTAAATTCACTAGCCTGTCCTTTACCGAATCAAACTGTTGTTGATTACATCTTATTGCGCACTTAATTCCCATGATTGTATTTTTTTAAAGTTATGTCCATTAATTCCTAATTCACTACATATAAACTTAGCAAGCACTCGGTTGCCCTTTGTGTCGTTGTCTATCTCTCTTGTTCCTATCCTCGCCACAACTGTGGACGGATCCATACCTAAAACCCTTGTGCAGAACTTGCCGTCCTGTCCTAAATAAAACCTCTGACTGTGCTTCTTTGTCTCCAATACCAAACACCAATCGTGTCCAAACCCGTATGAACCCCTACTTACTATTACCTTTGCTTTCATTTTCTATTAGTTTTAAAATCAATTTCCATGTGTCTAAGTCTCTCTGTAGTCCCTCTACTATTATTATCTCGTGCTGTGGCTCGTAGAATTTCTTGTGTACGTCACGTATCTCTGTCTCTATAGACATAATATTTACCATCGCCTTGATGTAGGCTCGATCTGTTACTGTATCCATGACAGCTCCCTTCTCATTAGTCCGAACTTAATCGAGTTCTTTACCGACTGCTTGGCTTCATACCAATTCAATGATGGGTTATCTTTTATCTCAAATCTTACTAGAGCCCCGAACTTCTGCTCGCGCTCTCTTATTGACCGTATGGTCTGTGTTATTACTGTTATCCTAGGTCGCATAGTCTCTGTATTCTAGTTAGTATCTCTTTATTTTTTTCTATGAACCACTTAGGTAGTTCGATATCCACAACGTTACCCTCTAGGTGTGTGTGTGGAAACGACAAGGGCACAAAGAAGAGCGACTTGCCGTCCTCTATTGTGATTGCCTTGTCGCTTAGTTGCTTTCTATACTTCTGTAGTCTCATCTTTTATTGTGTACCAAGTTTGTTCCATTACCCATTCGCTATTTAGTGCTCTCTCTAGTATACCTCTAGCGTCATCATCTGACACCTCGAAGTTGTCTGTTACGTCTCTAATATTCCAAAGTGCATCTACGTAGTAGCCTGCGTTCCTTAGTACCTCTTTTGCTTGTTCTATGTCCATGATGCTATAAAGTTTTGATAAATATTAAATGATAACTCCTCGAATGTTAGGTCTGGAGACGTTATGCTCGGAGCATGCTCCTTAATTACTGCAGTTACCTGCTCCAATGTAGGCGCATCAATTGGATACGCCTCTCTTATGTGGTGGTAGATTGATTTTTTCATAGTGAACTGTATAAAGTTTTTAGTTGCTGTATTGTGCTAGAGTAGGCTACTATTTCAGCCTTCTTTTCTTTTGTTAGCCTCTTTATGCCTTGAAGGTTTTTTTGTTTTTTAATTTCGTTGTCTATAGCTACCTGCACCACTGCCTTACTTGATGACTGAAACGAATAAGCCTCCCATGTCCTGTTTATGTATTGGCATTTAGCTGTAGCTATTAAGTTTCCGTTGTCATATAGCTCACTTGTATGACTAAATCCACTTCTATTGCTTTTGTACGTGTTTTTAATATTCATTGTTTTAAGTATTGGTTAAGATGCCTCACGGCATTTCGGTCACTTAGACCTCATCAGTTAACCTATGAAATATTGACTGTCAAACTTAAATTTGATTCCCTTGTACCCTTGTGCATAACACAGAATGTCGAATTGGTCTGTACTAACTGCTATGCAGTTTTGAGTAAGTACGTCAGCTAGTAGTTCTATTCTCTTAATAAAACCGCTTGTGTGTGCGTATGGATTATTAATAACTACAACTAGTGTAGGTTCAGGCTTTCCAAAGTACGTGCCTGATTCGGTTCTACTGGTTACGATGTCGTAGTCTACAGATAGCGTAGACAGTATCTTGTCTGTCGTGTATGGGTTATTGTTTAACCCGATGTTTAGTACTGCTCTCATTTTATAGAAGTATTACGATTGTTAAAAAAGCTAGCCAAAGTAATAAGGCTAGCGCGATGTCTTTTAGATTCTGTTTCATTATCTATAGCAGTTAGGTGTTGATACATAAATCACGATGATTAGTGTAGATACTATTGTCCAAAATAAAATTTCTCTTCTCATTCGTTAGTTAAATAAAGCGCTAATACGCAGGTTAATAATAAGTATACACAGCATGCAACTTGTGCGATATCCGTGAACACACACAGCATACATGCAAAAAATACAGCAGATGCCGTAAATGCTAAGTTAAAAAGTATCTTCATTGTTTAAAGTATTAATGGTTAATACACCCACATGGGGTGTTTCGACTATTTAAGTCTCATCAGTTAACCTTTGTATCCAATTGATTCTAGATGTATCCATATATCGTCAATCTCCTTTTGAAGGTAGTTGATTAACTCCTCACTTGTGCTTTCTTTCTTTGCCTCATTCAACTCTTTTATTGTAGCATTCAATAGTCTTAATGAATGGCTTTGGCAAATTACTAATTGGTCTTTGTTCATGATATACGATTGTTACAAAATTGTTTTAATAATACTTCGCTGTACTTGAATGCTTGAAGGCATTTGTCGATTTGCTTGTCGGTGCCCTTCTGCCCGTTGTATTGGCAGATTTTCTTTGCTAGGTCTCTCATAATAATAAGATTAACGTTTCGCTATTCTGTAGCTCATCAGTACGGCTAGTTGTTATCCGTATACGTTTCATGTCCATCCCTATTTAGGTGGCTCATGGTCTTCGCTTTTTAAGGCTGAGTAGACTTACCCTATTTTATCCTGTTTTATCAGTCCGCCACTTTTTAAATATGTGGTCTCTATTTCAACACTGCAAACATACGGCAACTATCCATTACAATCCTAATTTTATTTCGTTTTTTAACATAACTTTAACATTTGAGACGGTTTTACTGGGCTGATAAGGTATGAAATATTAACAATTAAGTTAAGTTGTTGATAACGTGGAAGTTACGAGATTATTCAATTTATGTATAATATGTACGTGCGCGTAAGGGGGTGGGTGTTGCTCCACATGTCAAGGTCTTTGGATACAAATCATCGTTTTTTGTAGGAAGAATGTAAACATTGTAAGAAAAATGTAAAGAAATGTAAAGAAAAAAAAAGTTTTACATCGCTGTAGCCCTTGGTATCATTGGTCTAAGCCTAAAAAATGTAAGAATGTAAACTTTACCCCCTTCTTCACAGCCAAAATAAAAATATATTTATATAAAAACGTATAGGCTGTATATAGAAAAAAACGCGCATTTCTACATTTTACTGTACAATCGTAGTGATACCGTGGGCTAAGCCTATGTAAGACCTCTACATTCTTTACATTAGTGTTACACTATTTGTGCATTCCTTACATTGTATAGGGAATATTATAGGCGTATGGGGTTATACGTGGTGTATGTGTACGTGTCAAGGTGGTGTAATGTGGCAGGTAGGTGTGCAGGTAGTGCCATGGCAAAAAAGCCTAGAATCCTGGAGGAAGATCTTGGATTTGATACCCCAGGTGGTAAAAAAGAATCGGTTTCCATTATGGCTTGCCCGCGCAAACTTACTATATAACCCAAACACTAAAAATTTTTAACATATTTTTTTATCTTTGCCGTGTTGATATTTCCAAATTAGGACTATTAAGTATGTATCGAGCTTTGCGGTTTCATAACATTTATTTTTATATCTTTGTAAAAAAAATTATGATACCTAGTGGAACAAGATTTATAGGGTTTTCAGAATCGGTTAATTTAAAAGAAAAGAAATCTGCAATTTTAAATGCAGAGACTCAGCCTTTCACTATAGAGGATATTGCATCATATGCTGGATCAGGATATTATAATTCTATAAATGCGAATACTGAAATTTATACAGATTCTATTATTGATGTAGTAGCAACTGGTATGTCTATAACACCAGCAGCAGGAACTTATAAGGTAGATTTTAATGGAGAATATGATATTATAACTGGTAACGTATGCGCATTAGCTGCATTAGACTTACAAAGTTTATATTTAACTTTATTAAACACTCCTAATACTGGAACTCACGGGCTAACTTTTGGAAACGGAGAAACTATAACTCCTGGAGTTTATTCTGTTAATGGAGCTGCTTCAATAGGAGGTGCACTTACATTAGACGGATTAGGAGATCCAAACTCTTTATTTATTTTTAAAATAACTGGGGCTATTAATACAGTAACAGGAACGACAATACAAGTTATAAATGGAGCAAATGCTTCTAATGTATTTTTTTTAGCTACTGGAGCAATTGGAATTATTGAGAATAATACAATTAGTGGTAATTTTATATCTTATGGGGCGGCAGTTGCTTTAGGCAGTAACTGTGTATTTAATGGCAGATTATTTTCAACAGCTGGTGCTATTGCTTTCGCATCAGGAATTCAAACAAAACCATTAAATAAAAGTATTATAGAAATGGGTATATTGGAAAATTTTTTATGCTTCACTGTAGCTGGCACTGTTACAAATACAGCATTAGCAATTATAACTGGAGATTTAGGTACTAATTTTGGTGGTGTAACTGTTTATCCATCAAGTGTGTTTAATGGAATTGCTTATGACGATAGTCAACAATTAGGAAACACAAGTGTTTTTAGTTTATATAATGGAAATACACAAATTATAAACTCTGAAAGAACAAAAACATTTAACGTTTACACAAGAGATGTAATTTTAAGCGCTATTGCAACAGTAGATGGGACACAAGCAATTACACTTAATTGGAGAGCAGATGTTGGTAGAACATTATTATATAATAGGATAATGACAATAGTAAAAGTTTAAAATATGGAAATAGAAATTCAAAACAGGTTTAACATTGGTCCATCTATCGGATGGGGGTTCTATCCAATTGACGAGGAGTATGACGACAACGAGTTGATCATATATTTAACATTTATAAGTATACATTTCAGATGGGAATAAACAAGAAGATGCCAGTCCAAGAGATTGGTCTGTACAGGATGGCAAAAGAAAAAAAGGCTATGCACGAGAGAAAAGAGATGGTCGAAGAGTCCATGATGATGGCTAGCGCCATGGCAATGAGTAAGGAGATGAAGGCTCCTATGCACAACATCATTATGAAGAAAAAGAAGTAGCTCATTCGAGTAGAGGAAATCGAGAAACGCATATCTTAATTGGTATGCGTTTTTTGCATATATAAATGTTGTATATTTGTCCCATAAAATATAAATAAAATGGAAACACTAGTAACACACGTTATTGAAACAAAGAAAAACGGTACAAAGATCGTAAGAAACTTCTTCTTTAATGAAGACAAAACAAACTGGCTTGTAAAGGCACAGTCTTACTTCACAAAGCACGAAAAAAAGGTTGCTAAATTAAAACACAAATCAAATTAATGGAAGAATTTGGATACAGTCCTAAAGAACTACTGTTCGACAAGGAAGGAAGAGACAAGTTGATCAATGGGATCACAACAATTGCCAAGGCGGTTAAGAGCACGCTAGGACCAAGGGGTCGTACTGTTCTAATTGAGTCACCAAACCACACACACGGAATCACGGTGACAAAGGACGGGGTGACAGTAGCGAAGTCAATCTTCTTACTGGATCCAGTAGAGAACTTAGCCGTGAAGATGATGAAGGAGGCTGCAGATAGAACTGCAACCAGTGCTGGTGACGGAACAACAACAGCTATCGTGCTGACAGAGGCTATCGTTAGACAGGGTCAGGACCTAATCAATGAGAAGCATAACGTGACCGAGGTGATCAGACACATCAACGATGTATCAAATGGTGTGATTAGAAACCTGGAGAAGAAGTCTAAGAAAGTGAGCGGAAAGACACTACACAATGTGGCGTCTATATCGGCAAACAACGACAACGAGATCGGAAGGATTATATCAAGCGCCTACACCAAGGTTGGTAAGAACGGAATCGTAACGATCGAGAACTCTCAGACAGCAGACACATACTGCGAGTTTACAAACGGAATCAAGATCGCGCGCGGTTACACATCGAACATGTTCGTGAACGACTTCAAGAATGACGAGTGCATAATGGATGACGTACTTGTTCTGGTGACAGACCAAGAGATATCTAACATCCTATCAATCGAGGGTGTGCTGAAGACGGTGATCCAAGAGAATAAGAAGCTGCTAATCATCGGACCGTGCAGTCAGAATGTGATCAACACACTGGCTATCAACGTGGTGAAGAATAAGTTGAAGTTCTGCAACATCGCACCACCAGAGTTCGGGTACAAGATGAATGAGTTGATGAGCGACATTGCACTTTCATTGGGAGCCAAGTACTTCTCGGAGAGTACAGGTGATGACCTGAGTCTTATATCAATAGACGACCTTGGAAGGGCAGACAGAATTATCATAGGACGCGACTCGTCATCAATAATCAAGCCAGAGAGCAAGAGTCAGGATGTGGCAGATAGAGTTAGTCAGCTTTGGCAGTCACACGAGACGGCAGCAAATAAGAATGAAAAGGAGTTCATCAAGCACAGGATCGCCAGCCTAACTGGAAGCATCGCTGTCATATATGTGGGTGGTAACTCAGACCTAGAGCAGAAAGAGAGAAAAGACAGGGTTGACGATGCGGTATGCGCGGTAAGGTCTGCCTTAGAAGAGGGTATACTTCCTGGAGGTGGACTCGCATTATTTAACGAGGCATTCTGGATAGCATCCAATGCAGATGACATGATCGAGGACATCTCTCCAGAGAAGTACGTTGCAATGCAGCTAATGGCAAAGGCAATTCAGGCTCCGTTGTTACAGATTCACGAGAACGCTGGTAACGATGCGTACGAGATCATGGACCTTGCGTTCGCAGAAAACTGGGGCTATGACGTAAAGAATGACGTGTACGGAGACATGTACGCGATGGGGATCATTGATCCACTGAAGGTAACGAAGAATGCGCTTAAGAACGCGGTAAGTGTGGCCACAACAATCCTGAGTACTAACGCAATTATAACAATGACACGAGCATAATGGAGACAATAACATGGACATCAACAGGATCGGGAGGCTATAAAGAAGAAGAGATATTAGCGACTTTGGAAAATCTAAAAACAAAATACGTAGTTATAAAAGACTACGAGAGAGCTGCTAAGGTAAGAGAAGTGATTAAATCAATAACAGAAAAAACATTTATCGAAAGATTAGAACAAGAAGAAAAAGAGTTATCAGAAAAATTAAGTAAGATAGATGACTTTATTGAAAACAATCCTGCTTATGAATTTGTAGGAGATGTTCAATGGGTATTATTAGATGCTCAAAGAAATGCTATGATGTCATATTTACATATTCTTCAACATAGAATCGGGGATTTAATACAAAAACAATAACTATGCAACCAGTAAACAAGTACTTATTAGTAGAGATAATAGAGGAGCAGATGAAGACAGAGTCTGGCCTACTCCTTAGTGGAAACGAGACTGATCAGTTCAGGTACAAGAAGGCAAGAGTAGTCGCACCTGGAACAAACGTGTTCTGCGTTGCAGAGGGTAACGTTATATACTACGACAAGAATGCTGGATACACGATGCTGGTTGATGACATCAAGTACACAGTGATCCTAGAGAGAGACATAGTAGTGGTACTCTAGATCTTCTGATCCTCAATATCCTTAAGCCTCCTGAGCTCCTTACGCGAACGATTCATCTTTCGTATAATAGGCCTGGAGGCTTTTTCTGTGTATGACGCGTCTGTCCTGAACATCGGGTTGCTGACTGGACTCTCTGAGACGTGGGTCTTGAGCTCGATCTTCTCGTATATGTCGGTTATCATCCTCTTAGTCTTATAGGAAGCCTCGTACAGAGCAGCCTCTCCGTTCTTGTTTGGTCTCCACAGGCTTATCCAACCGTCAGTTATCATACGCTTGAATCGGTCCTTCTCCCAAGTTAGTCCAGACTCGAACTCCCAGAACTGCCTGTGTCGGAAGTATCCCTCGCTGTAGACGAATAGTAGTATGTCTACATCGGAACTGCTCAGGTTGTACTTGTGACGAATCAGCGTCTTTATTGCTCTCCAGTACTTAAGATAGTCTGCGTATGGCGTGTATTTCATTTGATTTATTATTATTATCTTTGCAAAGGTAATTAAAATAACATTATGAAGAAAAAATGCTCACCAGCTATGTCTTCTACAAAAAAGAAGGCAGCACAGTACGAATCAGCAAAATCTTTAAAGGGTAAGATGTCTTACCTAAAGGGTAACGTTAAAAAATAAGATCATGCCATTAAAAAAAGGAAGTAGCTCGAAGGTTATATCTTCGAACATCAGAACAGAGATTAAGAGTGGACGCCCACAAAAACAAGCAATAGCAATCGCCCTATCAAAGGCAGGTAAATCAAAGAAAAAATGAAAAAAGTAGTAGTATCAAAGACAGCGGTTAAAAAAGAGATGAAGCCAGCTCAGAAGAAAGAGAAGTTTGACTTTATGAAGATGATCGCTAAAAAGAAGAAGTAGTGCCAGGTAAGACAGCTAAATACTACGCTTCTAATCCAGAGGCAAAGAAGAAGCACAACGACTACCAGAAGGAGTACAACAAGAAACCTGGTCAGGTAAAGAAGCGTGTGGAACTTAATGCTGTAAATAGGAGTAGAGGGACATACGGTAACGGAGATGGGCTTGACGCAAGTCATACAAAGAGCGGAATAGTGATGAAGAGCGCGTCTTCAAATCGCGGATCGAAATCTGCGATGCCAGGAGATAAAAGAGCAAGAGGAACTAAAAAATAATACACATGGCATACACTAGAGCTACACCTAATTTCAATAAGGAACCAGATCCAAAATTAACTAGAACACAAGTTGTGAACCCAGATCAGAGCGTGACGTATAAGCAGTCATGGTCATCAGAAACACCTGGGAAGTCATCATCAAAAAAAGTAGTACCAACTAAGATAGTAGACTCAAGTAGATCAACTCCGCCAACTAAGACAGCTGGACAGAGAGAGGTAACATCTATCCCTCCAATAAAGACAGCTGGAAGAACAGATACGGAGATAACTGCGTCTGCAAAACCAAAGGCAGTAACACCTAATATGCCAGAGACACCACAGGAGTCAAGACTAAGAAGGTATGGACCAGTTGGAGAAAGAGTATACGGTAAAGGAAGTAAAAAAGAGAAGTGGCAAGGATCTGGAGACGGATCTGGAAGCAAAAATAAATCAGGATCTTGTAGAAATTGTTAAAAAAATAAAAATATGTTACTAGGAGACAGAATAGAACAAATAACAACAGCAACTGGAATAAAGACAGTCGTTGAGGGAGTAAGTAAAATAACAAAGAAACCGTGTTCATGTGCAAAAAGAAAAGAGGCACTAAACAACCCAAACTTATTAATAAATAAAATACTAAAATAATGGCATATCAAAAATTACAGCAGACTAGAGCTGTTGCAGTAACAAAATCAGATACAGTAAACATAGTATCGCCAAGTGGAGCAGAGGGTGTGTCAACAGAACCGTGTGTACTATACAGTGGATCTGGAGGAACAATTAGAGTTCTTACTGCAGGAGGAGATGACGTAACTTTAGTATCAGTTCCAGCAGGAGTTGTACTTCCATTACAGATTGTTAGGGTATTTTCAGCAACTACAAGCGCGACTGGAATGGTTGCTTTATGGTAATATGAAAACAGTCTCAGCATTCCTTACCGTAATAACATTATTCTTAATGCCAATATCTGGACTACTGCTAACAATGATAGCATTTGTACTACTAGATACAGTTATAGGAGTATATGTATCAATAAAGATAAAGGGATGGGGTAGTTTTCAGTCAACAAAGTTCTTTAATATAGTCGTTAAATCATTTTTTTATTTAATGTCTATAATTATGGCCTACTTCATTGACAAGTATATACTAGAGGGGAATGTAATGGGGGTCAAGTTGTTTTTATCAAAGGCAATGACTGCTGTGTGGATATTTAACGAGATAAATTCTTGCGATGAGAACTCTATGAAGCTAGGAAATAAGAGCGTGTGGGTTCTATCTAAGAATCTAATAAAAAAAATGAAATCATTAAAAAAAGATCTAAATGAAAATACAAATCAAGAGGCTTCATAAGACAGAGAACTCAACAATAGGAGAACTAACAATTGACGGAGTGTTCGAGTGTTACACACTTGAAGATAAGGAGAGAGATGTAAAGATAAAGGGAGAGACCGCAATACCAAAGGGCACATACGGTGTCATTATAAATAAGTCAAACAGGTTTAAAAAACTTTTACCTTTACTATTAGAAGTCAAAGGTTTTGAAGGAGTACGAATACACGCAGGGAACTCCAATCACGACACAGAGGGATGTATTCTAGTTGGAAAAGCAAGATCGGTAGACTACATAAGCCAGTCAAGAAAGGCGTTCGACTCTTTATTTGCTAAGATGCAAAAAGCAGAGAGCATAACAATAACAATATCCTAATGAAGTATATTTTTTTATTCCTACTGCTAGCATCTTGTTCTACAAGAAAGGTAGTGGTACAAGATGTTAAGAAGGATTCGTTGTCGCAAGTATACACTAAACTTGAGACAAAGGAGGACTTAAGGATTGAGAACAATGTCGTAGTAGACGAGTTTACTATAACTCCATTAGACACATGCAAGGACATAATTATTGACGGTAAGGTGTACAAGAACGTTGTTTTAACGTACAAAAAAACAAAAGACAACACAATACATACCCAGAAAAAGATAACGTCTAAAAAGGAAGATAAAAAAATAGTAGTAAAAGAAAAACAAAAGGCCAAAGAGGTTAAGAGGACATCTTTTAACTTTGTCTGGATAGTTCTAATAGTAGTAATAATAGTGATATGGCTAAACAAACAGTATCTGGTAAGTCTGTTAAGAAAGATATAAATAGACCAGGTACGCACTCAAAATCAAAGACTTCGTCTTTAAAGCAAAGTAAGAACTACAAAAAATCCTATAAGGGACAAGGTAAATGACAAAAATAAGTATTTATAATATAGATGAAAATGTTACCTCAGTTGATAAATGGATAGGATCTGACGGTAATAATCAGAACAGAACCAAGAACTTTACTCCAAAAAAAATAGCTGATTACTTCAATCAGAATGAGGTCATAGACATATCAAATTCTATACGATATATATACGATACAATAGCAGTAGGAGATCAAAGAAAGTCTGGAACGTTGTCATTTAAGACAGAAATAGGTCCAACTGTTCCTATTGAGAATATAACCACATTCTTGTTAAGTAAGAGCACTCAATCTGGAAAAGATGTGAGCGATTACTTAGTATCTCTTATTGATAAAACTGTTCTGTTTCAGAAGTCAAGTAGCATAAATATATTTGGAGTTTTTAAGATTACTGACGTAGTTGTAGACATAGACGAGCCAAACTTCTTTGTGGTTGACCTAGAGTTTCTGTATGGAAACGGGAGTATAGAAGAGGATAAGGATTACTCTATTGTACTGGTTGATGTTAGCTCAGGAGGAG